CTTGCAGGTTTACGGCCCGCTTTGTAGTTCTTGTTGACAGCACGCCTCTTCTTAGAGCCGCCTGCGCCGTCCCACACTACTACAATAGCCTCTGGCTTAATTTCTCTGCAGAGCTTGTTCAAGATTTTTAAAAAACCTTTTGATCCCCCAATGGGTTGGCCGTTAAAAGACGTGCTTGGATCTTTTATGTACGATCTCATAAACTGGTTATAAGCGTCTACAATCATTACCCTCTTCACTTGATCTTACTCCTTTTGACTTTCTCAATGGCCTCGGTGAACGAAAGTATACCTGTGAGTCCATGTAATGAAAACTCAGTTCTCCTCTTGTCCAGAAGGACCATCTCCTCATCTGGAATCACGATATAAAATTCACACAATTTATCCGATTTGTTTGTGACCTCATGGCAGAGACCATTGTAAGCTTTTTGCTTTGCTCTATCGGAGCGGAAAGAGGTTGTCAAGTCAAAAAAGACTTTCTTACCCTCTGTCTCAAGACAAAAGTCAGAGTCTATGACTTGATGACTTCCATGCTCATTTAAAAAACTAGGTTTAAGACTTTTCTTTAGCTTCTTCAAGCTTGTTTCAGATGTGAACCTGTCCTCAAAAGAAAGCCCATTCCTCGCTTTGCTGCCATTTTCTTCACTATAGCCCATAACAACTCCAAATGTAAAAAAAAGCATCCCAAGGCTTGGGATTGCCTTGGGATGCGTCCAAGAAATGATTTTAGAAAATCACTCCTCGGCAGGTGGGATCTTATCATCACTGTCGTAGTAGTCTTCTGCCTTACCTTCTCTCTTATCAAACTTCATGATAACATCATTATCCATGATAGTTAAAACAGATTCTCTAAAATCTTCAGATTCTAGTTTTTTGACCCAGCCTTTGCGCTGAAACTTTTCTTCTGTTCCATCATTCTTAACAAGAGTAAACCATGCACCTGACTGCTTTAGTCTATCCGAGATCTGAATGGCCTCAAACCAACTCTCTTCATCCTGAACTCCGATGTCCTCGTCGCCCCAAAGAATCTTAAAGTTGCAAGTTCTACCTGCAGAACCAAAGCGAGACTTTTCTAGCTTAACCTTAACCTCGGAACCAATACGAAAACCATTTTCATCGTTAATAAAAGATGCCTTTGCCTTCCTACCAGTGAGCCAAATGCGTAAAGAATATGCGTAATGCATAGCCTTACCACCTGGTGTGACATACGGTGTCGTCATCGCTTCCGATGGAGACCTTGTAATGTTAGTCTTCAACTGATTAAGAACCAAGAAAGTAGCCTCTGCGTTTGCAATAGGAACAGTCAATTTGGACATACCCTTAGACAAGATTCTTGCTTTCTCTGCCATAGAAGACAGTGGATTAAAGTCACCAGCAACATCTCCGTTTGAAGGGGTGAGTGCTAATGAATCCCAGACAAACAACCACTTGTGACCAGTACCGAGTAACTCTTCAATCGTCTCTAAGACAAACTCAACAGATTCTGCCTGGATGTACATTAGCCTCTCAAGGTCGCAGCCAGCACGCTCTAAAAACGCAGGATCAATAGCAGACTCTGAATCAAAATATGCGACATTGACACCTAACTTCTGAGCGTTGGCTGCAATTTGCGCTGCCAAAAAACTCTTACCTGTTGCTTCAAGGCCCGCAATCTCTACAACCTTGCCAACTGGAATACCTGCAAGTTGTCCCTTGCAGATAATAGAGTCCAGCCACCGAGAGCCTGTAGGAATCCACTCCTTTACTTGTGTTGGATTTGCATCATTTAAGTTGTGTGCGATTGTTCTACCAGCCTTCTTATTTAAGAGGCTGCGCACATTGTCAAGCGATACATTTCCTGGTTTAATGCTCATAACTTTCACGCTTCACCTCAACCGTTGCCAAGCAAGTCGTTAAAAGCGGCATCAACACTGTCGTTGTTAGACGGTGAAGTTGATGCAACTGTGTTAAACTTCTCAACCTGATTATCTTGAGAATCACCGTCCAAGAAAGCATCCAGAATAGCTGCCACTTCCTCAGTTGTCTTTCGCTCAAACAAGTTATCAAAAGACGGAATTGTCTCTAACAACTCAGCACAACGCTCGTCGCCGCCGACTGCATCGTCGCAAAGAACTGACTTGCGAGGGCGAGGACGAATATCAGTACGAGGGAAACTGGCTCCAGGCTGTTTACCGTACATGATCTTGAGATCGTTGCCAGTTTCTGGATCAGTAACATCACCATAGTCTGGGTCAAGAACAATGGTCAGCAGCTTCTCATAAGCCATCTTGCCATAGCCCCAGACACGAACACCTTCAGACTCTTCTCCACGAACAAGGACGGGTGAAAAGAAGCGCTGCTTCTTAAACAGATCCTTAGCCATTCTCTTACTGTCGTCGGTGCCCTCGTTCCACAGCTTGTTTGCAAAGTTGCATACAGGGCAATCATCACCAAAATTGTGCTTTGGGCACAAAAAGCCTCCCTGTGCTACATTGTAGTGGAAGAAGAACTCCTTAAAGGGGTCTCCATCTGGAGTTGGAACGATACGAATATTGCTCTCTCCATCGTTTGGCTTCCAGAAAACCCTCTTTGAAGAGTCTCCCTTACCAGTCAAAGTATTCAACTTTGCTTTCATTTTATCTAGATTCAGTGCCATAATAAATCCTCCTATTGGTTTGCACTTCTATAAAGAAGACGGGCAAATATCCCCGCCTCCTGACTTAATTCTCAATATCTTGTGTAGCCTTGGAAAAACAAAGTAAATAGCCAGCATCATATCCCATTTCTGATTCGTAGATACCGAAGCTCACTTGTTTATTGTCGGTCTTTTTTGACTTGACCTGGTTCACAATCTTTTTCCTCAAACCTTTATCTTTATTTAATCTTTCCTCAGTAACATTGTAATAGTACCTTACTTCATTTTGAAAGTCAAGAGGAAAAAACAATTTTTCTTCTCCCGACTCAAAATCTAAAACCCCAAGCGTGCAAATCCTGCTAAGCTGCGAAGGTTCAGAGAAAGTATCTGTTACAGAGTCAATGTGATTAAATACGTTAACCATATGGAATGTATAAACAAGAAAGTTGTTCAAACTGTCATAAAAATTAGCAATGGAAACATCTTCCACTACATTTTCTAACTGTTCATTTGACACCATAAACACCCTTTCTAGCATACCAGATCTTGCATAGTGTTGCAACACCCCTCTCACTGTTCTTTCACAAAGCTGCTTTTTCTCACTAAGCAAGTCCACTTCGGGCTGAACATATAGCACGTTTAAATTTGTCTTTGGTGCAACCTGCTCTAGTATCGCCAACGTGGAGGCCGACACTAAACTAGCACCAGAAACAATAACCAGTGACTGATCCGTCAACTTGGTAAAAAATCTTTTTACACTTGGACACTTCCTTTCATAGTCCTCAACACTATTTTGTTTTGGTAGGACTAAACTATTCTTACCTTCCCACTCTTCATCATCAACAAGGTAGACGCTGTACTGTGAATAATCTTCAAACTTTTTTGCAATCCTACAGCCGACGCCGCCAATTCCAATGATGCTATCCATTTATCTTCCTCATGTTCCCAAAGTCAGTTCCAATACTAAGGTTAACTACATAGTCACCGAATCTAGTTTTTCCAAACTCTTGTAAAAGTTCAGTCACGATACCTCTTTCTTCGGAACAAAAGTCCATAACAATTGAATCGTGCATCAAGAATACAATATTACTTTTATAGTTGTCAAGCATTTTATTTATTTTTATTGCTTGCTCCAGACAAACATCGCTGCTTGTGCTTTGCACAATGTAGTTGAGTGCATGATGATCATCAGCTTCAATGTGGCGCAAGAACGGCGTTCTAACGGTCGTTCCATCCCAATAGTTGTTCTTGACCCACTCCCTGTTATAAAGGCCCTCCAGAGCCAAGTCTCGGGCTCTAGGGTTATACAACCAAGCGAAAGTTCTCTTCTTAACTTCATCTCTAGAGCCTCCGTGCTCCAGCAGATTCCTTGTATTCCACTCGTGTATATCCCCACGAGGCTGTGCTCTTCCCGACAAAGCTAGTAGAGTCCTCAACTCTGCAGCGTTGAAGTCAAACTCAACAAACAAATCGTTATTGGGCTTGATATATTTCCTCATTTCCTTATCCAGATTCAGTATCGGAAAAGAGTTTCGCTTGGTTGTTAACCGACCTGTCTTAGCACCAAATGCATTGTACTCAACACACTGCTGCTTGTCCTTTACTTTTTTCAAAAACCTTCTGGCTTTCTCAATGTGATAATCTCTCTTTAATTCTGCGAAGTCAATGTTTACCTCACCACAGCCTATACTACCAACAAATTTTATAATGTCAACAATAAAGTCATAATTTTGTGGCTTCTTGTAATTTTCAAATACATACTTTGTTATTTGATTTTTGCACTCAAGCAACTCACATATGGCTTTGCTAGGAACTAAATCAAATATACAATGATCCCTTGTATCAATATCAGATGTGCGAATTGATTTTGCAAATGCAGACATTTTTTGTTCAGCCTTGCTCAACCTGCTTTTTAGCATCACTGGACAGACATCTCTATAAGGACTTCCACCAACAAGCACCTCTGCAAACTCAACACCCCTGTCCAAAAGAGACGGAGAGTATTTCCACGTTCGTTTGCATTCGTCGGTGATATCTTGAAAGTTTAATTTATTTTTGTGGTAGTGTCCAATGCATTCAATCTTGTTATCAATAACCTGAAAATACATTCGCCCTCGCTTTAATAACCGCCAGAAGACCCACCTGTTGAGCCGCCACCAGGGGCAATTCCACTGCCACCTGTACCTGTTTGATACCCTCTTGCACCAGGAGCGATACCGCTACCACCTATACCTGTTTGATACCCTCTTGCGCCAGGAGCGATACCGCTACCGCCAGTGCCTGTCTCAAACCTTTTTTCTTCATCCATATTATCAAACGAATCTGGAGATGTCAAGTAAGAAGGGAAACTAGATTGCTTTAAACTTAAAAACCTACTGTCAAGATTTAACATTTCCTTGTTTGCAACCTTGAACCCATCAGTCAATCCTCTTTTCTTGCTGGCAGCGTGAGCAAAATTTAAAACTCTATTCAAAAAAGTAGAGTTTATCTGCACTGGTGCCTCTTTTACTCTGGCTTCCAAATAAACCTGCAGTAGGAGCCTGTCATCAATCTGTTGCTTTAGTTCTTTTCCAGACTTCCCAAAATCACCACGAACCTTTGTGGAAACATAGTCTAAAGAGCCGTCTGCGCAATATTTGTTTTTTGAAATCCTACTACTCTTATTTAGAAAAGTATAGTATGCTTGCAAAATAAAGTCTGTTAGCCTTTTTTGATCAAGAATATAAGTTTGAATATAGTACTCCTCAAACATCTCCTCTGGAGTTTCAATCCCTACTTCTTTCATTCTTTTTTTCATAGCATTTGATGACAAGTCTGCGACCATAGTCCACGGAGTTCTAAAAGCACACCTAAAGCCTCCCTTGTTCATTGTGGTCACAAGATTCTGGTAACCGTCAGAATCCATCATCTCAATCCTAGCTTGCTGATCATTTGCGTCTGCCTGCATAATATCAAATGCAAGGCCAGTTGTGTATATAGGATTTTTTGGCGATAATACAAACGATGTAAAAGTAATAAGGATGTCGCGACCTACATCCCTTATAAAATCAATCATCAAGTTCATAAAGTCTGCGATTGATTCTATTTCAGCCTGGGCAGGAAATGCATAGCTTGATAAAAACACTGGTAAAACCTCATTTATTAAGTGATCGTTATGTAGCTTTCCAGCACTTTGCCATCCGCGATAAACTCTCATTTTGTTTTCTGATATTCCTTTTATAAAGCCAGCCGCACTATTAAAATCTCTTGCGGAGCAACCACCTGCGACTCTTGGATCTAAAGACATCAAGTTATCAAAAAGAGTTTTAGACTCACCAAAAGCATTGGCGACATAATCTAAACAAATCACGGGCCTGTCTGGAGAGGGCAAATTTCCAAAAATGCCCTCAGTTAAAGTTACAACTGGCTGACCAAGATGATTAATTTTTCCATAAAATTGGTGATTTAGTGCGGTGTTCCTAGAGGTATCAATAAAAAATTTACTTAGTCTCGCACTTGTAGAAGGCTTAGCCTCCTTGGCAAGCTTTCTAGCTATTAGTTCTTGCTGTTGAGAACCATAAAAAGACATAAGCGGTCTGGATTTAGCATTGACGTATGGAAATGGAATCATTAATCATTTTCTCCTACTTTGGAATTTGGATTAACCTCTTTTGACTGAGAGGTTTCTTCAGGCTTTTCATTGCTTGCCGTCCCTTCTGGGAACTGATTCAAAGTATTTCTAGCGTTAGCCATGGTTTCATATGTGCCTCCCTCTGAAAGGTGCCCCTCTATGTGTATAACTGTGTAATACCCCCCGAGACCAAGCTCTCTTGCTGCAAGGGCATTATTCTTACCAGGGACTGTTGGAAGTAAATAGAATGTACCACCTGGATTCATCATTGGATTTCCGATTGTTGTGACAAAAACATCATAAGGAGTCTTTAGCACTTTCAAGCCTAAACTGCCAGGACCTTGTGGGTCAGTACCCAAACTGGTTTGGGGGGTGCTAGCTTTAACAACTCTATCCGCTTCGTCTTTTTTGTTTCTTACCGCTGTAAAGTTAACATTCTTGATAACACCCCTATCTGCCCCTAGATAGTAATGAGGTATGTTAAGCTGATGATCTCTATCATAATTACCGTTGCCATTTGCCTGATGAACAAGGTTTGAAGTAACCATAATATACCCTTTCGCTTGGATGGTATCTTCAGGCTTATAGAAAGTACTAGGAGAAATAGAGGACATATTAGCTCTAGGTATTCCAGCCATTTTTTGATAAGCTTGCATAGTCATTTCCCCAGATGTAAAATTAACATGATTAAAAGTAGGTTTTCTCAATTTTAAACCAAAAGCTTCACCTGAGAATATTGGCCTTATCAAGATAGAAAAAACATCTCTCAAGAAAGTTGACAAGTTAACTCTGTTGTAAAGTTTTTGCACGTAGTGCCTGTGGAAGAATGCATTGAATCTTTTTACACTTATTGGTATGCGAGCCATTTCAACCATCTTTCTTTGAAAGCTGCCATTTTGTTGCTGTTTTACATTCTTATATGTCTTTGAAGCCGACACTAGATCCTGATTGTAGACCATGCTACCAATAAGCATATAAGGCATTGCTGAAGATCTTCCGTCAAGTGCAGCCATCTCATAGAGAACGTTTATTAAGTCTCCAAGAAAAAAGTAACTTATGAAGTGGGTTCTTGTGTTTTCCTCATCTAGAGGATCAATCTCACCAATAGTTGTTTCACTCACCTCTGCCGTTTCAGAGTTCGTACCTTCAACTACACCTTTAACTGTGGGTAAAGGCGGCGGCGTACCTTCAGTCAAGCTTTTTTCTATGGCTGCTAATTGTTCAAGCGCTTGCTCTCTTCTTTCTGCTAGCTGTCCTATTTGTGTTTCTTGTGCTGTGAAAGCAAGAGAATCGTAATCATATTCTTTTTCAAGGGGCGAGCCCTCCCAAAATTTTGCTTTTTCCCTAATGGATTTCTTCTCAGCAATGTTGATAAGGATTCTCAATTCTGTTGCCTGAGCGCTGCTTGGGTCCGATGCTTCTAGTTCTTTAAGTTCTTTTTTGCTTTTTTTAAGCGACTCGCTGAATGCAGCGGCATCTTCATTGAAACCATCACCACGAGCCAGCCAGCCTCCGAGGCGGTCTCCATCAAGATTTAAGTTTCGCTCATCAAGAGCTTCGTCTAAAGTTACTGATTTTCCTGTCCTGCTAGTAAATCTAATTTGCTTTCTATCCTCTGCTGAATTCGCACCATCAACTACCTCTCCTGCAGCAAAATAATTAGATGCCCCAAGCGTTACAGCAGACAGGACAGAATTTTTAATAGTAATTCCGTCTGACACATCCCCTGCAAGGTACAGCCCCTCTTTAACCACATTTCCGTCTTCATCAAATTCACCATAAAGCGTTTTATAAAATTCTATTTCTTGCTCTATTGCTTTTAGACTTGCTTTTAGTTGATTTTGGCGCTCTGGAATAGCAGCGAGGGCAGCTCCAGCATTTCTTTGAAACTCTTCTTTACCAACCCTTACATATCTGATTGCTTTATTTTTGTAAAGTAGAAACTGAATTCTTGACATTCTTTCTTGACTTCTTTGCTTTTGTGCATCAATCGCCTCTTGAACAACCAGTTTATTGAATCGGTCTGCAAGTTTTGACTTCGTGTAAAATTCAGGAGAATCGCCGTTATAACTTTTTTTAGCATCAGTTAAGCCTTTTTCAACGTTTTCCCTAACAAACTTGTCTTTCTGCTCCTGAGTCATGTCTTCTCTATTTGCAACTGCTGACTTAAGAGAGTCAGTCAAAACCTCCTCAACCTTATTAATACTAAGATTCTCATCAGTAGAAAGTCTTTTCTCTGGGTCTCCGAGTTTGCTTTCATCTACGGTGTTTAGTTTTTCATCCTGTCCATCTGTCTTTTTGTTGCCTGGGCTCGTTATGTTTGCCTCGGCTTGTTGGGCGGCCTGCGTTAAAGCCTTGAGGCCGTCTATTGGACCTAAAAGGTCAAACTCCCTAATAAAGTCATCAGTTGAACCCGCACAAGTAAGAGTAACATTGAATGTACCATCTTGATTGAAATCAAACTCGTTTCTAGTAGTCTGCATGTACAGAACTGTTCTAGCAGCTTTTATTGCCTGAAGAAATCCAGGCTTAAAAAACTCCTCCGAGGCTCTTGTGGACAAACTCCAGCCAACAACTATCTTCATGCCAAAATTTGTGTTTACCCTTGCTAGCATCTCCTTATATGGAGACTTCTGAAAAATAGAAAGGTTGTTTCCAAAAAACTTTAGTGTTGCAGTAGTTGCCGCTCGCTTTCCTTTATCCATGTGAGCTTCTTTTCTGAAGCTAAAATCTTTTAATCCAAGTGTTGGTTCGTTATAGTGTTCTGAAAGTGCTGAACTGGGGTTTTGTGACCCTGCATAAGTTCCCTGTAAAAGAAC